CACGTCGAAGATCGACGGTGTCTCCGTACGCTTCGCCGGCTCCTATCAGCGCGACGACACCGAGGAAACCGATGCGGTCGAGGTGTACGTGCGCGGCCGCTACAAGGAAATCGACCCCGGCAAGGCCAAGGCCGGCGACAACGCCGACCAGACCGGCACCATGTCGCTGTCGTACTACCGCCTGGTCGTCAACGGCGAAATCCTGATCGAGATCGATATCCCGAACTTCGTCGAAATCGTCGGCGGCGTCGATCGCCTCGCCCAGCAGCGCCGCGCGCTCGGCCTGTAACCCGTATCCCCTTCACTCTCTAAGGAACACCCATGTCTTTGAAACGAACCGACCCGCTGCAGCTCGACACCCCGATCGCACGCGGCGAGCAAAAAATCGATGCTGTCACGCTGACCATGTCGGGTAGCGGTGCGCTGCGCGGCGTCACGCTCACCGACGTCCTGCAGCTCGACGTCATCGCCTTGTCGAAGGTGCTCCCGCGCATCAGCAATCCGATGCTGACCGAGCAGGACGTGCTGCGCATGGACCCGGCCGACCTGGTCAAACTCGGCACGGAGCTTGCCGGTTTTTTGGTACCGAACTCCGTGAAGCAGGACGCATCCCTCGATCCGTCGACGAAGTGATGGCCGACATCGCCCTCGTTTTCCACTGGACGCCTGACGTGATGAACGCCATGTCGCTGGATGAACTGATGACCTGGCGCGAGCACGCGCGCGTCCGCTACGAACGGGGCGATGAATGAGTGACCGTTCCCTGCGCCTCGAGGTCGTCCTCAAGGCGCTCGACCAGGCGAGCCGGCCGATCCGCGAGATCGCCACCAAGAACCGCACGCTCGTGAAGGAGCTGCGGGACTCCCGCGCGCGGCTCAAGGAACTCAACGATACGCAGCGGCGCATCGGGGAGTTCCGCGAGATGCGCACGGGGCTCGCCAACACCGCGACGAAGCTCGCCGACGCACAGAAGAAGGTCAAGGAACTCGCGACCTCGTTGCGAGCGTACGGGCCGCCGTCGCAACAGATGGTTGCCGAGCTGGCGAAGGCGCGGCAAGCCTCGTCGAAGCTCGGCGCCGCGTTCAAGAAGCAATCCGCCAGCGTCGACGAGCTGCGCGCGCGGCTGACCCGCGCCGGCGTCGACACGGGCAAGCTCTCCCAGCACGAGCGCACGCTGCGCACCGACATCGCCGCAACGACCGGCGCGATCGACGCCCAATCGCGCCGGCTCGACGCGCTGAACACCCGTCAGAAGCGCATCGCGGACGCGCGCGCCAAGATGGGCACCGCGCGCGGCGCAGCGGCAGAAATGGCGATCGGCGGATATGCCGCGCGTGCGACCGGCTCGCACATCCTCAACGATTTGCGCGAGCCGCTCGCCGAGGCGAAGAAGGTCCAGAACGAACGCGGCCGCATCCAGGGGCTCGGCCTCGGCGACCGCGCGACGCAGGATGCCGAGCGCTACGTCCGCGCGATGAAGACGCCAGGCGTGGCGATCGCAGAGAACATGACGCTGATGCGCGACGCGATGTCCATCTTCGCGGACGAGCATCACGCGCAGATGGTGATGCCGACGCTCGCGAAGATGAAGTTCGCGAACGAGGCGATGTTCGGTGCCGGCCAGGGGCACGAGAACGAAGAGAAGTTCATGAACATGCTGAAGGTGATCGAGCTGCGCGGCGGCACGAAAAGCGAGGCAGCGTTCAAGGGCGAAGCGAACATGGTCCAGCAGGTGCTGACCGCCACGGGCAGCCGCGTCGGCGGCGACGAGTGGCGCAACTTCATCCAGACCGGCAAGGTCGCGGCGAAGCAGATGCGCCAGGACGCGTTCTACTACCAGATGGAACCGCTGATTCAGGAAATGGGCGGGCATGCGGCCGGCACCGGCGTGCAAGCCGCGTACAGCAACCTGATGCAGGGCAAAACGACCGTGCGTGCCGCGAAGCGCCTGGTCGAGCTGGGCCTGGTCGATAAGAAGTCGGTCGAATACAACACGATCGGCAACGTGAAGCGCATCAAACCCGGCGCGTTGATCCAGGGCGACCTCTTCAACGCGTCGCCGTTCGAGTGGATGGAGAAGGTGCTGCTGCCGAAGCTCAAGGCCAAGGGCATCACGTCGGACGCGAAGATCCTGGAGGAATTCTCCACGATCATGACGAACGGCAACGGCGCGAACCTGTTCGCGACGATGTTCATGCAGCGCGAGCAGATTCACAAGAACGAAAAGCTGAACCGTGGCGCGTACGGCATCGACAAGCTGCACGAGCTGGGACAGAAGCAAACCGAAGGGAAGGAGCTGATCGCGCTCGAGAAGGTGCGCAACCTGCGCACCGTCATCGGCGAGCAGGTGCTGCCCGTGTACAACCGCGCGCTCGAGCTGACGACGAGCGTGCTCGAGCGGCTGCTCGGCTTCGCGAAGGAATACCCGAATTTCACGCGTGCGGTCGCGATCGGCGCGGCCGGCCTCGGCGTGCTGCTCGCCGTGCTCGGCACGTTGACGATCGCACTAGCGGGCATCCTCGGGCCGCTGGCGATCGTGCGCTTCAGCATGTCGATGCTCGGCATTCAGGGCGGCGCCTTTGCGCGCGCCCTCGGTGCCAGCGCTGACGCGCTGCGCGGCATTTCCCGCGCGGCGTCCGGCGCAGCCGCCGGCGTCACGGCCGCCGGCAAGGGCACGCAGTCTGCAGCCGGGCGCATCCGCACGGCGCTGTCGAGCGCATGGCAGGCGTCCTCGCCTCGAGCGGCCGCGTCGTCCCTCCGCACCTATCTCGCGTCGCTCGCGCAGCGCGTGCCGGCCGCATGCCAGGCCGCGAAGGCATCGATCCAGCAATGGGGCATGTTGGCCGCGACCGCGATGAAGGATGGCGCCGGCGCCGCGCGACAGTACACCGTCCAGGTATGGCGCGCCGTCGCCGCGCAGGCGGCCGCGACACGCGCGGCTGCGGCGTCGCGCTGGACCTCAGCCCGGCAGTATGTCGGCCGGCGCGGTGCAGCCGGCATTGCCGGCGACGCCGCGCGCGGCGGCTTCAATCTGGTCAAGGGCGGCACGATGGGCTCGATCAACGGCGTGCGCGCGGCGCTCGGTGGGCTTGCGCAGACGCTGCTGTTCGTCGGCCGCGCCGCGCTGATGAATCCGATCGGACTGGTGATCGCCGGCATCGCGCTCGCCGCGCTCCTGGTCATCAAGTATTGGGAGCCGATTAAGGCGTTTTTCTCGGGCTTCTGGCAGGGGCTGACCGAGGGCCTGCGCCCGCTCGCGCCGATCTTCAGCGGCGTGCTCGCGACGCTCGGCGCGGCGTTCGCGCCTCTGAAGCCCGTGTTCGACTGGCTGGTCGGTGCCGTAAAGAGCGCGTGGGACTGGATCACGCGCCTGTTGGGTCCGGTCGACGCCAGCAAGAAAAGCCTCGACGCGGCGGCCAGCGCCGGCAAGGGGTTCGGCGCGTGGCTCGCGGATATCGTCGTTGTCGCGGCGCAGGCTGCTGCGCGCTTCGTCGACTTCGGCGCGAACCTGATGTCCGGCCTGGTCAACGGCATCAAAAGCGGCTTGGGCTCGGTGAAGGATGCGATCGAGTCGGCCGGTGGCAGCGTGATCGGCTGGTTCAAGGAAAAGCTCGGCATCCATTCGCCGAGCCGAGTTTTCGCCGCGCTCGGCGGCTTCACGATGGCCGGCCTCGAGCAGGGCCTGCGCGAGGGCCAGGACGGGCCGCTGTCGACCGTGCTCGAAGTCGGTAAGCGGATCGTTGCCGCCGGCGCTGGCATCGGCATCACGGGCGCGGCGATCGCCGGCGGCGCACCGCTCACGGTCGACAACCGCCCGCCGCTCACGGTCGCGTCGGCCGCTGCCCGCGCGCCTGTCGCGCCGGCACCGATCACGATCCAGGTGTATGCGGCGCCCGGCATGGATGAACAGGCGCTCGCGCAGAAGGTGCTGCAGGTGATGCGCCAGGAACAGGCCACGCAGGCCGCGCGCGAGCGCTCGCGACTGCGCGATCGGGATTGAAGGAGAGGTTCGCATGATGATGGCGCTCGGGCTGTTCGTGTTCAGCCTGTCGACCCTGCCCTACCAGGAGCTGAAGCGCCGGCGCGGCTGGCGCTTCGCCAGCAACAACCGCGTCGGCAAAAAGCCCGCGCGGCAGTACGTCGGCGAGGACGACGAAACCATCAGCCTGTCCGGCGTGCTGCTGCCGGAGCTGACGGGCGGCGACATGTCGCTCGCCGTCATTGAAGCGATGGCCGACCAGCACACCGCCTGGCCGCTGATCGAGGGCACCGGCCACATCTACGGCATGTTCACGATCGACAACATCGACACGACACGCACGCTGTTTTTCGACGACGGCACCGCGCGGCGCATCGAGTTCACCATTGCCCTGACGCGCAACGACGATCTCGACATGCTCGGCATTGTGACCGACGCCATCAAGGGGGCGATCTCGCTATGAACCTGTCGGACATCCCTGGCGCCGACCTAGTGCAGAAGGTCGTGATCGCCGACGATCGCGTGCCGCGTGCGATCTACTCGATCACGCTCAACGGCAAGAACATCACGAAGAAGTTCGACGGCCGGCTGATCTCGCTGACGCTGCAGGACAACCGCGGCTTCGAAGCGGACCAGCTCGACATCAGCCTCGACGATTCTGACGGTGCCCTCGAGATTCCGAATCGCGGCGTCACGCTGAAGCTGGCGATCGGCTGGGCCGGCGCGGCGAACGGCCTGGTCGACAAGGGCGAATTCATGGTCGATGAGGTACGGCACACCGGCACGCCGGACGTGTTGACGATCCGCGCGCGCAGCGTCGATCTGCGCGCGGGCCTGTCGATCAAGAAGGAGCGCTCCTGGCATCGGCAGACGGTCGGCGCAATCGTGCGCGCGATCGCCAGTCAGAACAAGGTCGAGGCGCGTATCAGCAAGGCGCTCGACGGGCAGCTCGTCGACCACATCGACCAGACAGCCGAGTCGGATGCCAATCTGCTGTCGCGCCTGGCGAAGATGTTTGACGCGATCGCCACCGTGAAGAACGGCCTGCTGCTCTTCATCAAGGCCGGCGAGGCAACCACGGCGAGCGGTAAGCCACTGCCGGCCGTCACGATCACGCGCGACGTCGGCGACCGTCACGACTTCGGCGTCGCCGATCGGGACACGTATTCCGGCGTGCAGGCGTTCTACCTGAACACGCGCACCGCGAAGAAGCAGTCGACCACCGTGAAGCGGCGCCGGCGTCGCACGACGGCGAAGAAGAAGCCGATCGACAAGAGCGGCGACGTGTTGTTCGGCACGGCCGAGAACGTGAAGACGTTGCGGCACACGTACGCGAACAAGGCGAACGCGACGCGCGCGGCGAAAGCGGAATGGGAGAAGTTGCAGCGCGGCGTTGCAGAGTTCAGCATTGTGCTGGCGCTCGGCCGCCCCGAGCTGATGACCGAATTACCTGTAACCGTGCGCGGTTACAAACGTGTCATTGATGATTGCAACTGGATCATTGCGCGCGTTACACATTCGATCGACGGTAACGGCGGATTTACATCGGACCTCGACCTAGAGGTCAAGGCGAACGAGGTGCCGGAGATCGACACCTCGGAGACGGGCTGACGTTACGTCAGTAGCAGGTCGCGGATGTTCGATAGGCTCAACATCGCGCTCGTCACCTGCGCGAGCAGCGCCGCTCGCTCGCCGGCCGACAAATCGCGCACTGCGCGCGTCTCGCGGTTCCCGGCTACAGTGGAGCTGGCGCGCCCACATTGGGCGGCTATCGTGGCTTCGGTACAGCGTCGGATTACCCCGTCCTCGGCTGTTGCATTTCGGAATTGCGGCTCTTGCGGCTTGTTACTCACAACGGCTTCCTCTTCGGATATTTTGAGAGGCGCTACGACGTGAAACGGCATTCACGCGTGCTGTAACGCGGCCCCATTTTCGTGCTTTTTCATACAAATGGAATGAAGGAGAAAGCCCCGTGAAAGTTAGGAAAACGCCTAACTTTCGCGGGCTTTCTCCCGCCTCTCGTCCCCCGCCCCTGCGACGCGCGCATTACGGCAACAACAACTACCGCTCGAATCATGGCTTCCCGGACGACTCCCCCTCGGCTCAACTGGAATCTGCTGCGCGCATACAGCGAGATCGCGCGCTATCGCAGCATTTCGGAAGCGGCGCAGGCAATGGGAGTGCAGCGACCGACCGTCAGCGAGAAGGTGTCCGCGCTCGAGCGCGTCCTCGGCCGCCCGCTGATGGAGCGTCGTTCAGGAAGTGATGGGTTTCGGCTTACCGAATTCGGAGCGCAGCTCCGCACCGTCGTTGCGCGGTTCGATCGCGAACTCGCTGCGTTGTGCGAATTGTCTCGTGAGGAATCGAACGGCATGACGACGATCGACGTGTTGGGTGAAGTAGAAACCGCGATGGCGGCGCTCGAGCGCGCCGCAGAGACACTTCGTCAGTCCTGACCTTTCACACCGCTCTTACGCGGCGATCGCGCGCCCTTTGTGCGGTCTGCGTCTGCCTGTGCGTCTTTGAGCGCCTGCAGCGCCGCAGCATCCAATTTCGCTGCTCGGTTTTCAGCAAGACGCGGAAGCCGCTTCGCCGGCGCGCCCGAGATCGTCATCGTGCCCGCGAGCAGGAAGCCATTGATCGACGCCTGCACGGCCGTCCGACCGACGTCGTTCAACTGACGAAACCCGTCGAGCAGCTCGGCTTCGTCGTCCGGCATCGGCCCCCCTTGCGCACGCTCGCCAGTTACGACGTACAGCACGTCGACCCCGACCTTCGAAAGCGCCGCCAGGTAGTTCGCATCTGGCGATCGCGCGTCGGATTCGTAATTGAGCTGCGCCTGCTTACCGAGGCCGCCCAGTGCGGCGAACTCTGCCTGGCTCAGACCGATACGCATCCGCTCCTCCCTCAGTCGGTTTCCGATTGAAATCTGTGACATCTTGCGGTTTCGTTTTGATTACCTTACACTTCACCTATCCCTAGTGAAGCACTATCGAAATTGAGTATACCCGCCATGACTACCCACAAAGGCCCGCGGCGTGCGCCGCCGGGCGTCATGTCCAGCAAGACCGTTTCGCTGCGCCTCCTTCCCGTAGAGCGTGCCCAGCTCGAGCTGCTCGGCCGCGAAGAACGGCGCTCGCTGTCGAGCCTCGCGCGTCTCATCTATCTCGAAGGGCTCCCCCTCTACCTCGCCAAGATGTCCTCGTTTGAGGACACCACGGGCAATGTTTCCGCAAGCTGAACCCGAGGTGATAACCATGTACCCCGATCCCAAGCGCGTCCGCGAAAGACGCCTGATGGTGCGGTTCGACGATTACGAATACGCCCTGATCACTGCACTCGCCAACTACCAGGGCGAGCAAACCGCAACGCTGATTCGCCAGATGGTCCTGCGCGAAGCCGCCGAGGCTCTGTTGCCATCGAGCAATGTAGCCCACGAGCGCGGCTAAAGGCAGCAGCTCAGAAGCAGCCGATTCCATGCCCGAACTCGAAATCACATTCACCGAGCAGGACGCCGAACTGCTCGAGCGCGTGCGACAGCAGGAAGGCCTCGCGACGCTCCAACAGGCGGCCGAATGGCTCGTGAAGCGACGACTGCGTCTTGGCACACGTCGTCTCACCGGACGAGACCGGGCTCTCTACGTCGTCCACAACAGCAGCCGTTCCTAACGCGGCAGTCTCCGACAGGAAGTCACGATGAAATTGAAGTGTCACCACTGCGGCAGCCGCGCCGTCATTCGAACCAGCCGCACGCTGTCCGTTCTCGTTCGCGAAGCGTATTGCCAGTGCACCAACATCGAATGCGCGACGACCTACAAGATCCACGTCGCGACCGTCCACACGATCGCGCCGAGCCTTAACCCGAATCCGCACGTGTACGTGCCGATCGGCAAGGTTGATCGGCTACCGACCGATTCGCGACAGCTCCCGCTGCTCGACGCCTAAGCCCTAACCCCCTGTTTCGCTGAACACCCATCGCGCCCGCTCTGCGGGCGTGAGGGACTCCTTTTGCCTGAAATTTCTTGGAGGCCGTATGCAAACGCTGATCACCACACCGATCGCCGCACTCGCCCAGTCGCTGTCCTACGACGAGCGCGTCGCCTACCTCACGAAGATCTCCGCTGCCGACGTCCGCGCCGACGTGTTCGTCGCGTCCGCCCGTGCCTTGGGCTTCGTCGTGTCGTGGGACCTTGCGCACGGCACGCCGGTGCTCGAGTGGATGCACTGACGCGATGCGCGCGCCCCTCACCGACCTCGACCTGCGCGCGATGTGGCGCCGCCTGCGCATGGTCGGGAATTTCGACGCCCTGTGTCCGGCCGCCCGCCACGCCTTCGAATGCACGGCGAACGTATGGCGCGATCGAGAACGCGCGCCCGAGTTGCCGGCCGTCGACGGGAAACGCCGCACCGCGAACGACTTCGAATGACCCATCCGCGCCGGCCGACGGCGCACTCACCTGGAACCACACCATGAAGCCATACGTGTTCGGCATCAGCGTGTTGCTGATGCTTTCCCTCTCCCTCACCGGCATCTACTACCTGGCCGCCGACGTGCTGCGCCTGTTCGACGTTCGAAACGCCCGCGCGATCGCTTTCGTGATCGGCGTCGTCGCGATGGTCGTCCTGGTCGCGGCCCTGGCATGGTCCGTTCCGCCGCGTGGGTGAAGCATGAACCTCGAACCCACCATCCGCTATGAGTTGCTGACGACGGCCGGCCTGCGCACCGTCGCCGGCGATCACGTCGTCATCCCGAACGACGCCGGCGCCGCATTCGGCATTCACACCGAGTCGCACCTGCATGACGGCCACCCCGAAAAATGCGTCGTCACGCACCTGATATCGGGCATGCGCATCGGCCACGGCGCGACGCGTACCGCAGCCCTCGCGAACGCGACGTCGAATCTCGAACGCAACCGCAAGCGCCTGCGCACCATGCTCGACCAGGCGATCACCTCGCGCTACGAGCTGCAGCACGCCGTTCAACGCCTGCAACAGAACCATCACGACATCCTCGGAGGCGCCGCAGCATGACACACGCACCTACCCCTCATGACGCCGCGCTCGCGGCCTCCATCGCGGCGGCCGCCGACGCCCTTCGCTTCGACCATGAACCCGGCGGCCTGCAGCGCGTCGCGGTGCTCGCGCTGTTCGTCAGCGTCCTGGGCGATCGCCTGGCGCTCGCCTTCCCTGCTTCGGCCGGCGCGCTCCGCGCGCTCGTCGACAGCCCCGCGACACCCGGCAATCCTGCCGCCCTCTCTCTGCACCAACAGCAATAACGATGGCCTCGATCGACGAACTGAAACAACGCATCGACCTGCACGACCTCGCCGATCGCCTCGGCTTGAAGCGCGGCCGCGGCGGCGACCGCGCGCTGTACCACTCGCCGCAGCACGACGACAAGAGCCCGTCCCTGTCGATCTACGTGAACCACCCAAAGCACGGCACCGGCTGGCGCGACCACAGCGCCGACGTCGGCGGCTCGTGTATCGACCTGGTCATTCACGCGCGCGGCGGCACGGTCGCCGACGCGGTGCGCTACCTGCACGACGCGTACGGCATCCCGCTCGACCGGCAGGCACCGGCCGAGCGCCGCGAGAAAACGACCATCGAATACATCGCCGATCGGTGCTTCGCCGAGCGCGACCAGGTGCGCGAATACCTCGTCGGCCGCGGCATTTCCGCAGCCGCGATCGACGCGGCGATCGCCGCGCGCTCGCTCGGCTTCAACACGTGGACCAGCTCGAAAGTCGCGGCCGGCGAAGTGGGTCACGCCGGCCCGGCCGCCGCGTTCATCGTCCGCGCGCCTGGCGACGGCCGCGTCGTCGCCGTCGACATGCGCTATGTCGATCCGGCGCTCAACGGCGGCGTCAAGACGCAGACCCAGGGCGACAAAGCTGGTTACGGCTGGACCGCCGATCCTCGCCGGCTCGACAAGGCGAAGCGCGTGTTCATCGTCGAAAGCGCGATCAACGCGCTGTCGATCGACACCTGCGCGATGCCTGGCGCCGCCGCGCTCGCGCTGCGCGGCCTGGCGAACGTCGACGGCATCGACTTCGCATTCCTGCGCGGCAAACAGGTCGTGATCTGCCTGGACAACGACGAGCCGTTCGCGGACGGCCACCCGCGCGCCGGCCGCCGCCCTGGGCCGGAAGCTGCCTGGGCGCTCTACGAACGGCTCACGGCGCTGAACATCAGCGCCGTTCTGGTCGACCAGGCGAATTGGTTCGCCGACCTCGCGGACGGCGAGAAGGCCGTCAAGCCGATCAACGACGTGAACGACTACCTTCAACTGCGCGGCCCGGCCGATCTGCAGCGCGCGCTCGACCAGCTCGAGCCGTGGCTCATCGCCGGCCTCGCCGGCGACGCCACGCGTCGCGGCCGGCCGCGCATCTTCCTGCCGTCGCACGACTTCGCGCAGTACTGGCGTTTCCGCGTGCGGCCGGACTTCACCAGCTACATCACGAAGATGGACAAGAACGAGGAAAGCGGCGTCGAAACGCCCGTCATGACGGACCTGTGCGGCTTCCGCATCGCCGGCATCAGCCGCGTGTCCGTGGCGAGCGCGACGTCGACGATGACGGGCGACGCTGACCAGGCACCCACCGTCTATTTCGCCGTATCGGTCCAGGCGCCGCGCCACGGCGCGCAGCTCGTGCGCCGCGTGATGCTGGACGACCAGCTCCACAACGTCGACCAGTGGGGCAAGTTCGGCCCGATCTGGGCGCCGGCGCCATTCAAGCGCATGGTCAACATCCTCGAGCGCGGCGCCGACCTCGGCGCGCGCCAGGCGGCAAACTTCGTCGGGCTCGCCTGGCGCGACGGCCGGATGATCGTCAACGAGGGGCCGGACTGCTATTTCACCGAAGCCGACAAGCAGTGCCCGTATCACAACCTGACCTTCCCGACCGGCCCGGCCAGCGATGCGCGCCGCGTGATCACCGCGTACCAGGCGACGTTCAAGCAGAACGCCGCAACGATTCCGCTCGTGTGGGCGCTCGGTGGCCACCTGAAGGCGTTGCTGGGTTTCTGGCCGCACATCACGATCCAGGCGAACAAAGGCGCCGGCAAGTCGACACTCATCAAGCGCCTCGAGCGCTCGCTCGCGTTCACGATGTTTTCCGGGCAATCGCTGCAGACCGAGTTCCGCCTGCTGACGAGCATCAGCCATACGAGCCACCCGGTCGGATGGGAAGAGCTGTCCGCGCGCCGGCAGGACGTGATCGATAAGGCGGTAGGCCTGCTGCAGGAAAACTACCAGTACACCGTGACCCGTCGCGGCACCGACATGACCGAATACCTGTTGTGCGCACCCGTGATGCTGGCCGGCGAAGACGTGCCCGTGCGCAGCCTGCTCGGCAAGCTCGTGCGCACGACGCTGACCGGCAAGCGCGGCCCGCTGATGCCTGACGACCTGCCGCGCTTCCCGGTTCGGCAGTGGCTCGAATTCCTCGCCGGCCTGGACAAGCGCGCCGTGTCCGACCAGTACGCGACGCTGCGCGACAAGGCGCTGGCCAACTGCCGCGCGAGCGGCGAGGACGACGGCGCCAAGCGGATGGCTGGCAACTATGCGGCGGTCGCCTTGGCCTGGCGCTACCTGTGCGAGTTCGCCGGCATGGACCCGAGCGAAGGCGACTTCCCGCGCGACCTGCTCGCCGAAATGAACGGCCACATCGCCGAGACGAGCGCCGATCGCGAGCCGTGGGTCTGGATCATGGAAACCGCGCTGTCGGAAATGGACTGCGGCAACTACAAGCACCCGTACACCTTCGACACCGTCGACGGCGAGTTCTGCCTGCTCATCAACACCGGGCACGTGATGGACCACATCGCCCACACGAGCGCGCTGCGCGACAAGTGGAACGGCCTGCCCGTGAAATCCGATCGCGTGTTCAAGGCGCAGCTCAAGCACGCCGGCGTCATCGTCGGCGACAAGGAGGTCGAGCGCCGCATCTACACGCGCCGCGTGCGCTACCTCACGCCAATCTCGCTCGAGCGCCTGGCCGCATTCGGCCTGCACGTGTCCATCCGCGAAGACCTGGCCACCGACGCACTGCAAGGGGGGGCCGCAGCGTGACGCCCTCTCAGCCGGTGCGGCCGCCGTGCGGCCGTACCCCTTCCCTCATTCTTTCCGGCCGCGTAGCGGCCCTGTATTCGGGTTTCCGGTGCGTGCGTCGATGCGCTCAGGAATCGGCGCACGTCGTCATGCGGCCGCAGTGCT